TGGAAATATAACAGGTGGGGTGGGCTGCATTGTGGTTGCGGCAGTATGCACCTATTTTGGACTGAAAAAGAAAAGCGCAGGAAAAGAGAACGGAAACAGAACGCCAGCGCCTGCCGCCGCATCTGGTAGCAGGGTTTTAGATACAATCAGAACGAAAGTAGTAGGCGTGACGTTCAATAATGAGGACGGAGAAAACAGGCAGGATATTTTAAGCAGAATGTCCGGCAGTGAAGATATTACAGTAGAAAAGTACACATACAACGGAGAGCCTGCCGCATACGTAAAGTGGGGCGATAAGGTAATAGGCAATCTATCGGCAGAGCTGGCGGGGGACTTAGCGAGAAAGTACCCGAAAGCCCGCTACACCGCAGAAATACTGGAAATTTCTGGGGGGGGGGTACAGACGTTCGGGTGCAATATAGAGCTTGACGTAATCGAGGACGCAACGCCCAGCGTAAGCCAGCATACGGGAGAAACTACAGTATATGTAGACCGTAGCAACAAAAAATACCATAGTAAGCCTAACTGTTCGGGAATGAAAAACCCAAAGAGCATACCGCTAAGCCAAGCAAAGAAGAAATACACCGCTTGTAAAAAGTGTTGTAAATAGGCAAAGGCATAAGCCGCAGACTTGTAAAAGAGTTTGCGGCTTTTCGTCGTATATGGGGAAAGAACAGGAACGAAAGAGAGGTAGCAGAAATGGCGAATAAGAAAGGCAGCCGACAGCTGACATGGACAGACCGTATAAGTATTGAGGCATTGAAAAAAGCAGGGCATAGCGTGATAGAGATAGCAGAACAGCTGGGCGTACACCGCAGCACTATATACAATGAGCTTAAGCGAGGGGAATATATGCACAGAAATAGCGACTATACAGAAACATTAAGTTATAGCCCAAACAAGGCACAAATGAAAGCAGAGGAAAATTTAAAGGCAAGGGGTACACAGCTTAAAATAGGAAACGATATTGCATACGCAAATTATATAGAGGATAAAATAGTAAATGAAGATTACAGCCCAGCTGCGGTACTGGGAGAATTGAAAGCACAGGGGAAAGAGGGGGACTTTTCCGTAACAGTATGCGTAACGACCTTATACAGCTACATTGATAAGGGTATTTTCCTTAAGTTGTCTAATAAGAATTTGCCAGTAAAGAAGAATAAGAAGAGAAATTATAAGAAAGTACAGAGGCAACAGAAAAGGGCGGCAGCAGGAGAGAGTATAGACAAACGCCCGAAAGAGATAGATACACGGGAAGAGTTCGGCAACTGGGAAATGGACAGCGTTTTAGGTAAGCGGGGAAAGTCAAAAAATACGTTGCTGGTACTGACAGAGCGGAAAACCAGAAACGAGATTATATTTAAACTGCCAGACCATACAGACGAGGCAGTAGTAGCGGCACTGGATAGATTAGAAAGAAAATGGGGCGCTGATATGTTTAAGCGGGTATTTAAGACAATCACAGTAGACAACGGCAGCGAGTTTGCAGATGCAGAGGGCTTACAGCGTTCTATTATCAACGAGGGAGAAAAGCGGACAAAGGTATATTACTGCCACCCGTACAGCAGTTGGGAGCGTGGCACAAATGAGGTAACAAATAAGATGATACGCCGGAAGATACCGAAAGGCACAAATTTTGACGACAGGACAGAGGAAGAGGTAGAGAGTATAGAGAACTGGATAAACGGATACCCACGCAAAATACATGGCTATCATTCAGCAGGGGAACTATTCGAGGAAGAGGTAAAGCAGCTTGCATAAGAACGGAAATAGGGAGCGTGAGAGGTTGGCAGCAGTGGCAGCCTTACTATTGCGCTGCCTAAAAGTGAAAATATACAATAAAACAGGCTACGTATTGTGCAAAACGGCAAAACGATAAAAACATGAAAAAATGTCGAATTTAATGTTGACATTTTTATTACAAAGTTCCAGTATACAAATGTAAAGATTGACACAGAGGGTGATGATATCAGTCTGATGACAATCACGTTATCAACTGGTAAACTTTCGGCTGAAATTTTGAAGGATGCTGACGTAAAAGATGATTATGGAAGATCAGCCACATGGTTTTTTGGAAATAAAAAAACCAGTCAGGAAATAGAAGAAAAAATCAAATCCATGGTTTTTGATTATGTAAATGCTATGAATGTCTACGTATCTATTAACGGAAATGATAATGAAGGATTCGCTAAAGGCCTTGATCAAATGAAATTGACACAATGGTCAGTGAATGGGCATTATTATTTGTATGTTGATGGTAAACATTCATGGACGGCGGCATATAATTTGGCAAAAGATTTTCGGTTAGCAGGTCAAAGAGGATACTTAGCAACAATTACATCTAATGAGGAATTAACTTATATTTTAGGATTACAAACAGGGCAAACGTGGACAAGTGGTACGAGATTAGTTTTGAAAGATAATTCGCTTATCAATGATGTTCGATTTGATAGGATAGAAAGAGGAATTGTAAAATATGGTACGGATTATTATTGGGCAGCAGGACCAGAAACAGGAAGTAAAATAGAATCGTTATGGGGATCAGGTGAGCCCAATAACGCACCAATTAATTATAATGCGTTAAATGGTACAATTTCAGATGTACAAAATCAAGAATCCTGCGTAATGGTAAGAAATACCTCTATAAAAACATTGAATGATATAATAGAAGGAAATGTACCTGGAGACACTGAGCTTACAGTGGGGGGGGTTTTTTGTGAATTCGGTGGCTACGCCGACGGAGACGATCCGGGACAGCCGGATAATAGTAAAAAAGGTGAAGTAAACGTAGTAGCAGCACCGATGGATGCGGAGGCATCCATTAACGGTGTGAAATATGCGCCCCTTGCAGATGCACTGGAGCTTGCAGAAGACGGCGATAAGGTTGAGATCGTCAAGGATACTGTAACAGCAGTAACGAATGGAACATTAAAAACTGGCGTTAAGTTAGTAAGCTATGATAATAATACAACTTACACCGTTCCTGCAGATATCAATGGTACGAACATTGATGTAAGTGATACCGGTGCGATCACACTCCGCAGTGGTGTGGTTACGGTAAGCAACACGGATGCGAATGAACGAAAGATCACGGTGAACGGCTATGTGCTTACATCCACAGCAGATTATACAGTCAAGGCGGTAGATACAAGCAACGATACCACCTTAGGTGACAGCCAGGCGAGTGTCACATTAAAAGCTATTGGAGATACCTTCACTGCTGTGAAGAATGGTGCAACCTATACCTATACCGCAACGAAGGATAACCAGACCTTTTACCTTGGAGAATACTCCGCTGTATTAAACTGGGATGAACGTAGCGGAGTGGCAGCACTGGCATCAATTGGTTCCCCGGAATTTCCGGCTGAACTGGTGAAACCACAGACACAGCCGAATAATCCCTATCATCAGCTTACCCTTTACACGGTGACCATTAAGCCGAGAGAGGATTATTCCATTGATGTAGATAAGGTGTGGGTATCCATGGGCGTGGACGCACAGGGAGAGCCACAGATGCTGGATGCTTCCGAATTTGTTAAATCAAAGGATCCGAATACCGGTATCATTACGGTAACCGTTAAGAAGCCGGTTGATGGCGATCTAATCTATTATGTTGGTAAGGTGAATGGCGGAAGCAGTTCCGGTTCCACCGTAACCCATGACAGGACAACCATTCAGGTGACATCAGCGGCTGGCTCCGCTGTGACGACACCGGAATTTACAGCGACTTATTTTGACGAACAGAAGAGTAAAGATATCACGGTAAGCAGTCAGAACGGCAAAGTGGAAGTATTTAAGAATGTGAAAGTCACATTGAAGTTCCCTGCCATGAACACATCCGATCCGAACCCTACGGAAGGAGCGTTAGGGATTGCAGAGGATGAAACTTTTGACATACTTACGAAGCTGGCAGAGACAGGAAGTGCCACAGACCGGAAGGCAGGCTTTGATTGGACGGATAAGAGTTACACCTATAAGTTCACTTCCACATCGGCATCTTACGATCTGGAAGCATCCTATGAGAAGTCCCATGTCGTGCATATCCATGTTTCCGGAGGTTCCATGGATACAAACACGATTCCGGCAGGACTGGAAGCGAACACACAGAGTGCGGGCAATATCCGTATCATTGTCCCGGATCAGACGACGCTTGACAATCTGAAATTTTCACCGGATGGAAGTTTACAGAATCCTTCATTTACAGCAAAATGGCTCTCTCATGATAATACGACAGATCTGGGAGTAGTAAATTTCAGTGAGAACGCAGGAAGCTGGAAGGGCAGTACACGGGCAGTCACACAGCCAAGTTATCTGAACGTAAGCTTTGTTGCAGGTCAGATGCTGACGGTCCGTATCAAGGGTGGAACGCTGGACACAGCTTACGGTAACCCTGTGAGAAACTGGACCACCAAGGCAGCAGCCACAGGCGGATTTGACCATGAATACCAGTTAGTGGTACCGGTAGATGACAATACTGTACACCTTAAGATCAATGTGGAGGGCAGCAGGCTATTAAAAAGCATTCTGGCGAACACCAAAGACGTTACTTCAACGGTGGAAGCAGTAAAAGATCAGAATAACAGGATCATTGCTTATACGAATGGGGATGCGGGCAGTACGATCGGGGAAGCAACGACCATTGATGTCACCCTGGTTCCATCGTGTACCGTGACATTCTGGAATAAAGAAATCAGTCCGGAAAAGAAGATCGGCACTGAGATGGTCATGGAAGGCGGAAAGCTGGATAAGGCAGCCTATGAGAAGATGGCGGCAGGTGCAGTCCTGCCAGGATATCAGTTTATGGCATGGAAGGATACGGCAGGAAAGGTTTATACCGACCAGACTGTGATCAGTGCGGCTACAGAACTGCATGCGGTATTCCGTGAGAAGACCAATATTTCCCAGAATGGAAATATCATTGCAGCAAACGATTTCAAGATACATCTGAATTCGGTCAAAAAAGGAGCATTTAATACGTCAGAGGCAGTCAAGCGTGCCAAAGCAGAAGCGTATGATGCAAACGGTAAGGATGTCACAAACCTCATTTCTGTGGAAGGATTGAATGCAGTGCAGAAAGAAGGAACCTTCCCGCTGACTTTCAAGTATGGCGATGCTTCCATAACGGTAAATGTTACAGTGACCAATACGATCCCTGTTGTGACCGGAAAGACAGCCTATACACTGACCTTTGAAGGTGTGCCGAACGGTGCATCGGAATACAAAGTATATAGCATGTCAGGCGCAGTGGTAGCGGGAGCAAAGATTGAAGAGACCGCAAACGGCATCTACCGGATCACCGGTCTTGAGAAGGGAACCGAGTATAAGATCGAGGGAGATGTCCTTGGCTCCACAACCGGAAAAACTGCTCTTGTTGATGCAGAAGACATTGCAAAACAGTTTGAAGATAAACAGGGTGATACTAAGGCGAATGGGAAAAAAGACAAAGATGAAGAGGCAGAAAACCCGAATGTCAAAGTAGTAGTAGATGATGAAGGCAATTACAAAGTGATTGTAAAGAAAGATATCAATCACAGCGTGGAAATCCCGGATACCTGGGGAGATGTTAAGGTAGACCTGGGTGGCAACAGCATTAATGGTAATGACGCTGATGCTGCGAACAGTGCAAAGCCGGGACTGATTTTTAAGAAAGACAGTGGAAATGATCATCCGGGAACCAATCTGGTGATCACTAACGGAACCATTCAGGGAGGTAACGGATCTGCTGCCCATCCGGATGGTGCAGCCGGTATC